TTGAGCGGAAGCATCAAGCCCCTGCAGACGGGCTATCGAATCGCCCAATACAACCGCATCACGGGTCAAACGCCTTGGCTCTATTGGTACGGTCTTGAAGAGGATGGCTTTGCTGCAACAACCCCGATAACCTCCCTGCCTTTTGTGTCCCACATTGACAACCCCTACGCCCCGAATGTGGACCTCACCTTCGGGCAGCCTCGCTTGGTGTACTACAACGCCGTGAACGCAAGCGGGTCGCCGTACGCCTACACGAACAACAATCTTTACAACACCTACTGGCTAAACTACATCAACGAAACGGTCAGTCAGGAAGCCTTGCAGTTGGAACTCACGATGTTGCTATCCTCCGTGGACATCTACCAACTGGACTTCCGCAAGCCCGTGTACTACGGCGGCATCCGTTGGCGGTTGCTGGAGATTCGGGACTACCTGGTCGGGCAGATGAAGCCGTGCCGTGTCACGCTCCGCCGCATCCTCAACCTGACCGACTTTGCGGCAACCACGACCACGCCGATTGCGAGCGACCCCGAATTCCTGTTCAACGGTCCGATTGACCCCGACCCTGTGGACCCAGGCTATGAACCACCCGTAAACCCCGAACTACCCTCCGAAGGCTAAGATATGGCAGATGTAACCAAAGAAATTGTACTTGAGGTTGGCCTCAAGGATTCCACCGCCGCTGGAACGACCAGCGCAAAGACCCGCCTGCGGGAACTGCAGAAGACCCTTGCGGACATGGCCCTTGCAGGCCAAGACGGGACGAAGGCATTCCGTGACATGGAACGGGAGGCGGGAAAACTGAAAGACCAAATCGGGGACACCCAGCAGCGGATTAAGAACCTCGCTTCGGATACCCGAACCATTGACACCTTCGTCGGGGCCATCCAAGGTATCACGGCGGGATTCCAAATCGCCCAAGGAGCAGCGGCACTATTTGGAGCGGAGGAAGAAGAACTGCAAAAGTCCTTGGTCAAGGTCCAAGCGGCCATGGCCCTCGCCAACGGGGTGCAACAGGTGGCCAACCTGCTGAACAAGGATTCAATCTTGATAACCCAAGGCCAAGCAGCAGCGCAGGCATTGTACGCCGTGGCCGTTGGAACCAGCACGGGAGCGATGAAGGCATTCCGCATCGCTCTCCTTGCCACGGGTATCGGTGCAGCAGTTGCGGCAGTTGGGTTATTGATAGCCAAGTGGGACGAACTCACCGCAGCGGTCCGTCGGTTCTTGAACCTACCCGACCCAAAGCAACGGGCAGCGGAGCAGGCGCAGGCGTTGAAGGACCAAGAGGTGCAGTTGGAGAAATACCGCAGCGCATACGAAGCCCATACCGACGGCCTCATTGCTGCTGACGCTAAACGCAAAGCCGCCCGTGACAAAGCCATTGCAGATCGGATCGCAGAGAACGAACGACTTGCCATCCTTGCCGCTGCTGAACTCCAAGCGGAGGCCGATTCGGTGGCCTATGAGAAAGCCTTGTTGGACCAGCAGACCGCTGACTTCAACGCCTTTGCCGAAGCCTACTTTGCCGAAAGCGATGCCATCCTTGAACACGACCGCAAGAACGCCGAAGAACGCAAGGCCATTGAGAAAGCCGTTGCGGATTACAAGGAGCAGGTGACTTTTGATTCGCTTGCCGCCATCGGGCAGACGCTCGCCGCATTTGGTAACGAGAACAAAGGCTTGGCCATTGCAGCCTTGGCCGTTGAGAAAGGCGCAGCGATTGCCAATGTCATCGTAAACCTAAACAAGGAAATGGCAGCCAATGCAGTCATGGCAGCGGCCAACCCTGCGAATGTCGTGACGGCGGGAGCGGCGGGCATTGCACAACTGAAAGCGTTTAACACTATGGCCAAGATTCGTGCAGGCTTGCGGATTGCAGCCATTACGGCGGCGGGCATTCAAGCAGGCAGGGCTATCACAAGCGGCGGGGAAGGAGGCGGTGCGCCTTCACCTGCTGGACCGATGCCTTCGGGAGCGGGTGGGGCTGCTGCTCCCCCCATCTTTGCAAACCCCAACACGACCGATCTATCTTCCTTTGGGAACGGCCAAGGCCAAGGGATGCAACCCATGCGGGCCTATGTCGTGGAGCGTGACATCCAGCAGACGACCAGCAGGGTGCGCCGCTTGTCCGAATTTGCAACATTGGGCTAACCGCTACATATCCCCACATGGAACTTCCCGTGTACCGAATGACCGTGGACGAAGTGGACGAAGGTGTGCAATTTGTCGCCCTCGTTGATATGCCCGCTATCGAAAAGCCCTTCCAAGCCTTCGCCAAGACCCCGCAAAGATTCGCCGAAACGGGAGAACGCCGTGTGCTGACTGGACCGCTCATGCTGGCCGATACGCCCATATACCGCAAGGACGACACCTACGGGGAGTACTATGTCGTATTCGACAAGGCTACCATCCGCAAGATTGTCCAAAAGTACTTCAAGCAAGGGAACCAGCACAATGTGAACGCCTACCACAACGCCGAACTGGATGGGGTCTTCATGTTCGAGAGTTACATCACCGACACCGAGCGTGGCGTACTTGCCCCCAAAGGCTACGAGGACACCCCCGACGGCTCTTGGTTTGGCTCCTTCAAAGTAGAGAACGACGAAGTGTGGGAGAACCGCCACGCCTTCAAAGGTTTCTCCGTGGAGGGGCTATTCGGGATGAAGAACACGGGGACTGAACTGGAGGTCGCACTTGCGGGCCTCGCAGACGATTTGACCAACTTTTTGCAACATATCAACCCAACCTACAAATCCCTTTAATCTATGAACCTAAAATCAGCCATTGACACTTTGCGGACTGAACTCCGCAAGTTCACAACCCAAAAGCAATCCTTTGCCGACTACAAGTTGGTAGATGGAACCGTTGTCCGTGTGGACGGCGACCTCGTTGCAGGTACGGCCGTCTATGTCATCACCGAGGACGAAACCCTTCCCGCTCCCGATGGTGAGCATCAAGTTGAGGGCGTTGGTGTCATCAAGACCGAAGGTGGCAAAATCACCGAAGTTGTCGTTGCCGAAGCCCCAGCACCTGCTGAAGAAGTCGCCGTTGCCGCCGAAATCACCCCCGAAACTGCTGTTGAAGTGGTGGAAGAAATCGCCGAAGGCTATCCGATGGTGGACCCCGCCATGGTGGAAGAAATCGTCAAGAAGCACTTGGTGTCCATCATGGAGGAACTCAAAGCCGCCTACGCTGAAATGGGCAAGATGAAGGAGAAGATGGCCGCATTTGCCTCGCAGATGGAAACCATGACCGACATCGTCGAGAAGGTCGCCGAACTCCCATCCGAAGCCCCCAAGCCAACCGCCTCCGCTATCGTGGAGCAGCGGAAGGCCGCTGCCCAGCAGAACTTCAACGCCCTCGCACAAGCAATCCAAAATCTCAAAAAATCCAATTAATCCTTAACCCCCCAAAAACAAAGCCATGGCTTATTCATTCGTTGCACCGCTGACTACTTACACCGAGCAGCAGCGCCTCCCCCTCATCACCAAGGCGGTATTCTCCGCCCGTTCCGCAGCCTTGTTCACCAAGCAGGTGGGCATCAAATCGTCTGCTGCACTTAACCTCATGGACACCGACGCAAACATTCAGTCGGGAACTGTCTGCGGTTGGTCTGCAACAGGTAACACTACTTTCACCCAGCGTAACATCACCGTAGGTGCAATGAAAATCCAAGAGGCCCTTTGTCCTCGTTCCTTGGAGCAGTACTGGATGCAGTCCCAGTTGACCGCTGGTTCAACTTATGACGGTGTTCCATTCGAGCAGGCATTCGCCGAGCAGAAAGCCCTCCGTATTGCCGAAGCGTTGGAGAACGCTATTTGGCAGGGCAACGCTTACTTCAGCGGTGTAAACCAATTGCTGAACGCTGCATCGGGTTCTACCGTTCTTGCTAACGCTTCCTCCACAACTTGGAACCCAGTATCGGCTTCCGTTGGTATCACGACTTCCAATGTCATCAGCATCTTTGACAAGGTTTACAACGATATCCCACAGGCCATCTTGACCCGTAATGACCTTGTAATCTTCTGCGGTTGGAACAACTTCCGCACCTTGATTGGAGCCTTCAAAGCCAACACAGGTGTTATGTATAACCAAGTGGATTTGCAGGGCCTTGCCGATGGCGACATCGTTTACCCAGGCACAAATGTCCGTGTAGTTGCCGTCCCAGGTTTGACATCTACCAACCGCATCGTCTGCACCTACCTTGGCAACCTCTTCTACGGAACCGACTTGTTGAGCGACGAGGAGCAGTTTGAACTGTATTTCTCACGGGACAACGACGAGGTAAGATTCCAAGCCAGTTTTAAGGCCGCAACACAATTTGCGTATCCAGACCACATGGTTGACTTCCGCTTGGCCTAAGTGTAAGGGGGGAGGGAAACTTCCCCCCGCTTTTTTTAGTCTAACATAACCCTCTAAAAATACACTATGTCTTGCTCCCTAACTACGGGCTACGCCCTCGGATGCCGTGATTCAGTCGGCGGCATCAAAACTGTCTTTGTCCAATCCTTTAACGCCACAGGCTCCGTGAACACCAACGGCAGCGGAACGGTCACAGGCTTCACGGGTTTCTCATCGGGATTCTACGAATACGACTTGACCAAGGCCACCTCTTCAATGACGGAAACCTTGAATGCAAGCACCGAGAACGGCACTTTGTTCTACACTCCCGAAGTAACCTTTACCATCAACAAGTTGCAGACCGCCGTGCGGAATGAACTGCGCCTCTTGGCTCGGAATCGCTTGCTGGTCATCGTCCAAGACAACAACAACCGCTACTGGGTGTTGGGTGCTGCGAATGGCTTGGAAGCCTCCGCTGGGACTGCTGGAACGGGGACTGCATTCGGTGACCGTTCAGGCTACGAGATGACGCTGACGGGCATGGAACCCGATGCAATGCTGAACATCTTGCCAGCAACATTCTCTGCGCTGACCGCACAAATCAGCGGGTCGTAGCGTATCTTTGACCTGCGGGCCTCATACCCCGCAATGGTTTAGTGGTCTGGGCCATCTCGCAAGGGGTGGCCCTTTTTTTTGTACCTTTGGGCATGAGAATTTGCATCGTTTACAACGCCCACCCGACGGGGTGTTCCTTCTACCGCTTGGAGATGCCGAACGCCTACCTCGGTGACAACTACACGGAGTTCGATTATGTCTGCGTCGATAATATCGCCAATGTCAAGGACGAGGACCTAAAGACGGTCGATGTGTGGCTTTTTAATCGTCTTTGGTGTCAAGGTACGCTGGAGCAAATTCGTAAGGTCTACGAGGCTCTAACGGCCTTTGGGGCGAAGGTGATATTGGACCTCGACGACTACTGGGTGCTCGAATCGGGCCACATCATGTACCGACACTATTTGTCCACGAAATTGGATGAGCAAATCCGTGAGCATATCCGTCTTGCTGACCATGTGACCACGACCACCGAACACTTGGCGCAGAAGATTCGCCTGCTGAACAAAGCCGTCACCATCCTACCGAACGAACCATACGAAGCATACCAGCAGTACTTGCCCGACACCAACGCCGAACCCGAACCGCACCTGTTCAAGATTGGCTGGTTTGGCGGGGCGCAACACCAAGAGGACATCGCCTTGGTGGAACACTCCTTCAGCCTGCTTGCCCACGACAAGTCGCTGGACGGGAGGTATAAGATTTACCTCGGCGGGTGGAATGATGGGAACCCCGTTTACGATGACTACGAGCGGATGCTATCCTGCCGTGGCTTGAACAAGAATTACGGACGCATCCAAGCCGCTGACATCTACTCCTATGTGGGCGGGTACAACTTCATCAACGCAACCATCGCACCGCTACGGGACACCAAGTTCAACCGCCTCAAAAGCGAACTGAAAGTCGTGGAAGCGGGATGGATGGGGAAGGCTATAATTGCATCCGAAACCATCCCCTACACCGACATAATCGTCCACGGCCACAACGGGTTGCTCATCCCCTACGGGAAAAAAGACGCTTGGTATAAGGCGGTGAGGAAGTTTGTGAACGAACCCGACTACGCCAAGGGGCTTGCCATGCAGTTGTCCAAGGATGTAAGGGAGCGGTTTGACATAACCAAGACCGCCGTGCGGAGGGCCGAACTCTACCGCAGTATCGGGCGCAAATTGTGAAATTCGGGCGCATCCTACATTTAAGGATAGCGTGATTTACCTATCTCCCAATTCTACCAACACCATCGTCGTCACTTGGACGCAGCGGGCAAGCACGGGCGACCGTTACATCCTGCGGCTGACCAACATCGCCAAGAACGCCACGACCGACTTCACAATCCTCAAGACGGCCAACCTTTCTTCCTACACGAACCGCTATGACAAGTTTTCCATCGTTGTCGGCTCTCTTGAAACGGGGTCGTATAAGTATGAGGTTTACGATACCTATTCCACGGTTGGTGCAGCCGTTGCGGTGGTTGAAACGGGCTTGGCGTATGTACAGGTAGTTTCCCTCACCTTCAACACCTTCGCCAATTCCATCCAGTACACCGTCTTCGGTTCGTCCGACGAGGGTGTCTTTGACCAAACCTTTGACCCCTCTTTCGCATGAGCGTACAAACCCGCAGTCAGTTGGTAGCATCTGCTGCCACCATCACATCCGAAACCGCCGCAGGAGCGAACACCGCCGCCCGTGTGGGTGGACTATTCGACGACCTCGCCGATACCGCAACCCTTGACCGAGAGCGGGGCGTGGCGAACCTTTACCTTGACGAATCCAAGAACTTCACCCCGACCCAAGGTCAGGCCGTCAAGTTAACAACCCCGCTGAAGTCGGGCCTGCTGACGACCTACAACTTTACCCGCACAACCACCGCCATCACCTACACAGGGACGACGAGTGCTGCCTTGCGGGTATCGGCAAGCATGGTATTCTCGCAGGGGAACGGCAACCAAATCATCATATACATCGCCAAGAACGGAACCATCATTCCGCAGTCCATGACCGACATTACCACGGGCCACAACAACGGCCATGCGGTTACGATTGAAGCCGTTCTGCAAGGTGCGCTGAACGACGAGTTCACCATCTACATCAACGCCGTGAACGATGGCGGTGCTATCACGATTTCGGCCCTCAACTTCACCGTCCATACCCTATGAGCAGCATAAAGCAATCGTTCACCCAATGGTTGGGTATTGAACACAAGGTCCCCGTCATGTTGGAGAACAAGGCGGGCAAATACATTACCTACGGGGCGTTCAACGAGTACCCCTATTATCTCCTTGACAACTACCGCCGCAGTTCAAAGCACAACGCTATTGTGAACGGCAAAGTGAACTACATCGTCGGCGGTGGATGGCAGCCAGGGGAAAAGATGACGGTTGAGCAGCAGGCAAGGTACGCCAAGTTCTTTGACGGCCTATCCGAGCATGACGACCTCAACGACATCACCGAGAAACTCGTCCTTGACTTGGAACTATTCAACGGGTTTGCGGTTGCGGTGACATGGAACAAAATGGGAACCATCGCCAAGATGGAACACATTCCCTTTGAAAAGATTCGAGTGGACAAGGACGAGCGGATGTTCCAAGTCGCTGATTGGTACGACGATGCAATGGTCCAACTCTACCCCAAAATCGGGGATGTCGAAAAGATTCCCGCCTTTGATGCTGACAACCGCATCGGTAAGCAGTTGTTCTATTACAGGGTGTACGCTGCAGGCGTGAAGTCCTACCCCCTGCCCGAATACATGGGGGGCTTGGCTTGGATTGAAGCGGATGTCCAAGTGGCCAACTTCCACAACAACAACCTCCGCAACAACTTTTGGGGCGGGTACTTGATAAACTTCAACAACGGCATCCCGACACCCGAAGAACAGGGCGACATTGAGCGGCAGATTAAGCGCAAGTTTTCGGGGACCGACAATGCAGGTCGCTTTGTTGTGACCTTCAACGACGATGTGTCCAAAGCCCCGACGCTGGAACCGCTCACACCGAGCGACATGGACAAGCAGTTTGAGATTCTCAACAAGGCCATCCAGTCCGAAATCTTTATTTCGCACAGGGTCGTGAACCCGATGCTCTTTGGTGTCAAGACCGAGGGCCAACTGGGAGGACGGCAGGAACTGGTGGAGGCGTACGAACTATTCAAGGCTACCTATGTGAACGACCGAGTGCGGAAGGTGGAGCGGATGATGAACTACTTGGGCTCGTTCAATGGCGTGGAGGGTATGGAACTGATTCCTGTGGAACCCATTACCGAGCGATTGAGTGAGCAAGCCCTGCTGCAAATCATGACCCCCGAAGAACTGCGTGAGAAAGCGGGCCTCCCTGCATTGGAAAAGCAACCCGCCGATGTGGTTGGACCGAATCCCCAACCCGACGAGCAACCGCAAACGCCCATGGTCATGGGCAACGACAATATCAAGAAACTGTCGGGCCGTGAGTACCAAAACCTCATGCGAATCGTCCGTCACTATGCGCAGGATAAAATCACGCTTGAAATGGCCCGCACGATGCTCTCCGCTGGATTCGGTCTAACCCCCGAAGAAGTGAACACCCTGCTCGGTGTGCAGGAGCAAGCCTTCAGCGAACCCATGTGGGGCGAAGAAGACACCGAGGACTACGGATGGGGGGACGAGGAATTTAAGGTCTTGGAGGTCGTTGCAAGCAAGTTTGGAAGCAGTTCCGACGACTATGTGGTCATGCACTCCAAGCCAATGCGGTTTGATGCCGACTTAGACGACCAGGTCCGTCAAGCCTTCGCTGAACTGGGGGAGGAAGAAAAGGAACTGGATTCAAAGATTGAAGCCTACCGCAAGAAGAATCGGGACGCCTCCGTGGAAGAAATGGCCAAGGAGTTCGGGGTCAGCAAGGCGAAAGTCGCCAAGCGGGTGGCGTACTTGATTACCAAAGACCGTTACCCCATCGCAAGAGCGGTGGACCAAATCGCCAAGGAAGGTGCAAAGCCAACGGATGAACCCGTGCTGGAGGTCCGCTACAAATATTCTTGGGCCGCTGGATTCAGCAACAAGGACAAGCGGACCAGCCGTGAGTTCTGCAAGGTGATGCTGGACCTCGCTGACCAAGGGAAGGTGTACACCCGTGACGACATCAACGGCATCTCCAATATCATGGGCTATAGCGTTTGGAACCGCCGTGGTGGTTGGTATCACACGGCCAGCGGAGTGAACCGCCCCCAATGCCGCCATGTATGGGAGCAGCAAATCGTTATCCGCAAAGGCAATAAAATCACGAAAGCATGAAGGCACTATTCATAAGCGAGCAAACGCTCTTGGACAACTCCGTAATCAACGAGAATGTTTCCTTTACGCAGATTCGGCCTACCATCGTGAAGGTCCAAGAGATGCGGATTCAGCCTATCGTTGGGTCGGCCCTGTATAGCGAAATGGTGACGCAAGTGGTGAGCGGCACGACCACGGCATTGAACACCACGCTCTTGGAGGACTACATCCAACCCGCCATGGTGCAATGGCTCTA